GAGAGTCAAGCTCCCGAGAGTCAAGCTCCCGAGAGCCAAGCTCCCGAGAGTCAAGCTCCCGAGAGTCAAGCTTCCTGGAGCCTAGAAGCCTAGTGATTTAAGAATCACTGACCGGACGTAATTTCTCATCGAGAAATTTAGATAAAACAGTTGGAAACTTTTTACTTGATCCCCCGTAATAGGTAGTAGGGATATTATATCCTTACCCAAATGTTGTACACAAAAGGCGTCCAGATGATATTACCTTTAGAAAAAGTTCCATACAGCGGACACCCGAATCAGTGTCAAGGCGTTATCCCTTCCGGGCAATGCAACCTTTTAGCTGTAAAGGGTTCCCGCTTTTGTGGGAAGCATGGCGGCAATGCATCCGTGCAATCTGATGCAAAGCAGCAAATGCGTAATTACTATTTAGGTATATGGCAGGATAGGCTGGAACAACAGACTGCAAGCCCCGATATTAAATCCCTCCGGGATGAGATTGGGATTTTAAGAATCATGCTTGAAGAAAGGTTCCGAAGTTGTGAAAAACCTGTAGACCTAATCTTACAGATGGCACCCATTGGTGACCTTGTTGATAAGATTGCAAAAGTTGTTACCGCTTGTCATAAGATTGAAGGTCAGATGGGTGTGCTGTTGGATAAATCAGCAGTGATACAATTCGCTGGTAACGTTGTAGAGATTCTTAATGAAGAGTTAACTCCAGAGCAAGCAGACAAGATTGCTGCGAAATTAGCACAGCTAATGGCTTTGGACCCGGAAGATTGAGCTTCCAGAAGCCAAGCTTCCGAGCTTCCTGTAGCCCAGAAGCCAAGCTTCCTTTAGCCGAGCTTCCTGTAGAAATGAAAGGACGAACTAATGCAATTAATTAATCAAACAGTAACAATCTCTAAGGTTGCTCTTCCAGCTTTAGAAGTAGATGTGCGAACCCTAGAGATCGAAGCCCCAATAACTAATAGTGGTAACACGAGTGTTTACTACGGGCAACGGTTAGTAACAGTCTTGGCGCCCGGCGATAGGCGTAAGATCAATACTATTGGCAACTTAAATCAATTACAAATTATTGGCACGGCTACTGATATAGTTATTGCTGTATGGTAGCAAAGCACAGGAGCATAGGAGCATGAATCTAGAACAACTATTACATGAGCGTGTGATACAAGGACTGACCAGAAAGTCCGTAACTTCTTGCTCTAAATGGGCTGAAACATACCGAGTAATAGCTAAGCCTTTCACTGGACCTTGGAGATTTACACATCATCCTTGGACACGTGAGATGCATGATGCTAAAGGAACAATCATTGGGCAGAAAGCGGCCCAGATGGGTTATACCGAGTTCTGTTTGAATCTGACGTTTTTCAGTATTGACGTTCGTGGGGAAAGTGTACTTTACGTTTTACCGGCAGCAACACCAGATGCATCAGACTTCAGTAATAGCCGGTTTGACCCGGCTCTGGAGTTAAGCGAGCATCTAAGTAACTTGTTTACTGACACACGGAACGTAGGACACAAAAGAGCTGGTGCAGCAAATTTGTTCGTCCGTGGATCGCGATCGCGATCACAACTTAAGTCAGTACCGGTTGCGTTACTCATCTTTGATGAACGTGATGAGATGCCTAGCAAGAATGTTACACTAGCAACCGAACGGTTATCTGGTCAGATCGATAAGCAAGAAGTATATATCAGTACACCAACAATACCTAATCACGGTATCAATAATCTGTACTTGAAGAGTACTGGAGAACATTTCCATTTTAAGTGTCCACATTGCTCAAAACTCATTGAGCTTGAGGGCTTAGATAACCTAGTTATCACGGCTGATAATGAGGATGACCCTAAGATTCTTGATTCTTACATCACTTGCCCTGAATGTAAGCATAAGTTAGATCATGCCGATAAAGTTAACTACATGGCCGATGGTATTTGGGTTCCTGCTAGTCCCGGTAAATTGTCAAGAGGCTTCTATATCAACCAGCTTTACAGTATGACTGTAACACCCGGAGACATTGCACAGTTCGTATTAAGAGCCGAGCATGACCCAACAACAGCACAAGAGTTACATAACAGTAAATTAGGTCAACCCTACACGGTTGGCGGTGCAAAGATTACTGACGCTGATATTGATGCTTGTATTGGTGACCATGTTAAGGGCCCCGCGAAGCGGGACAGCATTATTACAATGGGCGCGGATATCGGTAAATTGATTCACTATGAAATCACTGAATGGTTTTTAGGAAAACCGGGTACTGATGTACATTTAAGCACAGTAGGTAAGTTACTTAATGAAGGCACAGTAGAAAATTTTGATGACCTTATTCCTTTGATTTATGATCACAATATTAAGTATACTGTGCTAGATGCACAACCCGAGCGAAGGCTCGCAAAAGAATTTGCTGAAAAATTCTTTGGACGTTGTAAAATATGTTTTTATAGTAACAGCCAAAATCGCGAAATCAGTCTTGGCACTGATGAGCCAAAAGTTACAGTTGACCGGACTAGTTGGATGGATATTGCTTTAGGCCGGTTCAAGGCTCATACAATAAGGCTTCCTAAAGACCTGAGCCTAGAGTACAGAGCACATATCAAAGCACCTGTAAGACATTACAGCAAGGATGCTAATGATAATCCTGTTGGTCGCTATATTAAGGCCGAAAAGGATGATGATCACTTCGCACATGCTCGTGTATATAACGAAGTAGCATTGCATATGGCTGTAACACTTATGGCATCGCAGAATATCAATAGTTACTAAAGCCAAGCTTCCAAGCTTCCAAGCTTCCAAGCTTCCAAGCTTCCAAGCTTCCAAGCTTCCAAGCTTCCAAGATAATAGCAGTCTAGTCTAATAGCAGTCTAGTCTAATAGCAGTCTAGTCTAATAGCAGTCTAGTCTAATAGCAGTCTAGTCTAATAGCTTGGGCAGGAGAGTAATATGATTACTAGTTTCGTACATCCTGAGTATTATGAGAAACACTTACTATGGAAGAAGTATCGTTCCGCTTTCGTAGGTGGTGATTCTTTTGTAGATTTGTATCTTAAAAAATATTCAAAACGTGAGGATGACCTTTCTTTCCGCGAAAGGAAAGGATTAAGTTATTGTCCGGGACATGCTAAGTCTGCGATTTACGAAATCAGGAATGCAATCTATGAGCGTATGGCTGAAATTACCCGTCTTGGCGGTCCTGAGACATATATTCAAGCAATAATTGGTAAAGATGGTGGTGTGGATCTCACCGGCAATACAATGAATGGCTTCATGGGAAGAATAGTTCTTCCGAATCTACTGGCTATTGGTAAAGTTGGTGTCTATACTGATAAACCACCAATACCAGAGGGAGCAACAAAAGCCGATGTAAAGGGTGTCAAGCCATATCTGTATACATATAAAGCAGAAGATATCAAGTCTTGGGCGTATGACAAATACAATCAATTAACTAGTTTATTGTTACATGATACCGCATTCGTTACTGATGCAGAAACAGGATTAACAACTGGTCGTGAAGATCGTTATCGCCTATTGCGTAGACACTCGGATGGGGTAACGGTACAGTTCTATGACAATGCTGGTACTGAGATTAAAGCCGATGCCATGACTCTTGAGATAAGTAGAATACCATTCACGATTTTCGAAATCACTGAAGCATTGATGACTGATATTTGTAATATTCAAATCGCATTACTTAATGTTAGCAGCAGTGATGTAAATTACATCACGAAAGCTAATTTCCCCTTCTATACTGAGCAATTTGAACCAATGTCAACGCTACCAAATATGAGAACAGCTGACGCGATTCTTAACTCTGATGATGGTGAATCAGATGAAGATAAGGTAGCGCGTGATCCGGCTGTGGAAGTTGGTAATGTGCAAGGTCGTAGATATCCAATCGGAACGGAAAGACCAGAATTTATTAATCCAAGTCCTGATCCACTTCTAGCAAGTATGAAGAAGCAAGATCAGATGAAGAATGAAGTTCGTCAATTAGTGCATTTGGCACTAACAAATATTGAGCCAAAACGCGCAAGCGCTGAGTCGAAAGCTGCTGATAAACATGGCTTAGAAGCGGGCCTGGCGGCTGTCGGTATGGAATGTGAGTATGGGGAAAGGGATATTCTTTCAGTCTGGTCAGAATATGAAAAATTTAGTGGTGAGAGTGTTATAAAATATCCTGCTAAGTACTCACTTAGGTCTGATGCTGATCGGCGTAAGGAAGCTGAGGAACATCGTAAGTTCATACCAGTCGTTCCCTCGAAAAGTTTCCAACGCGTTATGGCAAAAGAAATTGTTTATACTTTACTGGATGCAAAACTTTCAGCAGAGAAATTAGCTGAAATCAATAATGAGATTGATGAGGCTGTAGTGATTGATATTGAACCGTCAACAATACAGTCAGATCATGAGGCCGGTTTAGTATCTACTAAGACTGCTTCCATAGCACGGCTTTACCCTGAAGGCGAGGCTGAACAAGCTAAGATTGACCATGCTGAACGCCTTGCTGCTATTGCCACGTATCAAAGTGAAGGAGCTAGGGGTATTGATCCACAAACAGAAGATGGTAAAGAAGAGAAAAAAGAATCACAACAAGCAGATATTCAAGATGATCCTAGTAAAGCTGTAAGAGGTAAAGCTAATAACTAGGCTTCCAAGAAGCCCGGCTTCTTGGAGCCGGCTCCGAGAAGCTGGGCTCCAAGAAGTTTGAAAGGAGAGAGTTAATGGCTAATTATGCAGAAGTATCTGATGGAAATGCTTATTTCTCAACGCAACTTAATACTAGCGCTTGGGATAAGGCTTCTGATGAAGATAAGAATGCCGCTTTGAATATGTCAACATTAGCTATTGACGCGTTAAACTATATTGGTGACTTAAATGATACTGATCAGGTAAATCAGTTCCCACGTAGCGATGATACAATAGTCCCAACAAATATTGTATATGCTTGTCTCGAAAATGCTAAAGCATTACTCGATGGCATTGATACTGAATTAGAAGCAGAAGGAGCGCGAATGCTTTCTGTTGGGTACGGCTCTGTTAGGTCCACCTATGATCCTAACAGAATCCCAATGCATTTCTTACATGGTATTGCTAGCGCTAAAACTTGGTTGCTTATTAAGCCATACCTGAGAGATGTACAATCTATTAAACTTAATAGGGTATAAAGGAGCAGTTAAATGGGACGCAGTCAAGAATGGGATATGTGGAAAACAGTTTTCGAAGGTGATCCAGATCCAGATCCAGATCCAGATCCAGATCCAGATCCAGATCCAGATCCAGATCCGGAACCGGAACCGGAACCTAAGCCAAAGACAAAAACAAAAACATTCACACAAGAGCAACTGAATACAGTTGTGGCAAAAGAGAAGCGTGAAAATGACGCGCGAGTTAAGAAGGCTTTTGACGAAGTTCAAGCTCTTAAGACTCGGTCAAACCTGACTGAGAAAGAACGTGGTGAACTTGAGGCACGTATTGAGCAAATTCAAAACGAAATGCTTACTAAAGAACAACTTTCAGCTAAAGATAAAGAGAAACTTGACAAAGCGCATAAGACTGAAGTCGAAACACTTACAGGTGAACGTGACGAATGGCAAACAAGATTTACAGAATCAACTATTTTGAGGTCTATCCAGGATGCTGCTATCGAGAACGGTGCTGTCAGCCCTGACCAGCTCGTTCGTATGTTAAGTACAGATACTCGACTCGTCGAGGAGATCGGTAAGGATGGTAGTTCAACTGGCAAACTCATCGCACAAATTAAGTTTGACGACAAGGATAAAGATGATAAGCTGGTTACTCTTGATCTTCCAATCAATGAAGCAGTCAAGAGGATGAGTGAAATGGAGCAATATAGTAATTTATTCCGTGTAGACGGTGTTGGTGGCCTTGGCGGGTTCAACCAAACGAGCGGAAAGGCTCCTGATTTAGCGTCATTAGCAACAGATACTGAGGCATATAGGGCATCGCGTAAGAGCGGTGAAACACAATTTCAATAAGGAGTAGTTGAATGGATACTAAGACACGAGCGTGGAAAACAGTTTTCGCGGGAACTAGTTTCCCCGATTGCTATATTCCTGAAGTCTGGGCTCAAGAATCCTTGATGATTCTTGAGGCAAACATGGTGGCGGCAAATCTTGTCCATAGGGATTTCGAGGATAAGGTTGCTAGCTATGGGGACGTGGTCAATACTCGGCAGCCGGGGACATTCACGGCTGTTAAGAAGATTGCCTCTGACAGTGTTACTGACCAAACTCCGACGGCCACTAACGTGGCAGTTAAGTTAAATCAGCACCTGCATACCACGTTTATCATCAAGGACGGGCAGGAATCTAAGGGACTGAAGTCTCTTATTACTGAGTTCCTCACCCCGGCAGTTATGTCTATCGCGCAAGCGGTTGACGAAATTGTCTGCGGTCAGGTTTATCAGTTCATGACCAATCGTGCTGGTAAATTGGGGACTACACCTACACGTAAGGGTCTTATCGACTTGCGTGAGGTTATGAATGCAAATAAGGTTCCGCAGTCTGGACGTAACTTGATTGTTTGTCCGACTACTGAGGGCGCCTTACTTAATATTGCAGATTTCCTCAATGCCGAAAAGGTTGGTGACGAAGGTACTACCCTGCGTGAAGGTTCTCTCGGGCGCAAGTTCGGGTTTAATACCTTTATGTGTCAGAATGTGCCGAGTATCAGTAATGGTGCTGCGACGCCAGATGCTGGTGCTGTCAACTTGAGTGCCGGTTATGCTGTCGGTGCTACCACAATTGTGGTTGATGGTATGACTATTACTGGTACTGAGGCTACTGGTTGCTGGTGTACTATTGCTGGCGATATGATTCCGCAGCGTATTACTAGTACTGTTGGTGGTGGTGGTGCTTGTACGTCGATCACTATTGACCCAGGTCTGGTAACGGCTGTTGTTAATGACGCGGCTGTCACGATTTATACATCAGGTGATGTCAACAACGGCGACGACTATGCCTCTGGCTGGACGAAACCGATCGTTACGACTATCTTCTCTGGTACTCATGTACCAAAGGTTGGACAGTTGATTAGTTTCGGTACAGCTGATGAGGTATATTCGGCTATGTCTACTCCAACTACAGTTCTGTTGCAGTTGGACCGACAGTTGGATGCCGGAATCACTGATGGTGACTTGGTTAATCTAGGCCCAGATGGTGACTATAACTTTGCATTCCATAAGAATGCTCTGGCTTTAGTTATGCGTCCGTTGGCCTTGCCGCCAGCAGGTACGGGTGCTCTGTCGTTTGTGGCTAGCTATAATGGGTTGTCGATACGTGTTACGATGACTTATGATGGCTCTGCACAGGGTAAACGTGTAACGGTCGATTGCTTAGCTGGTGTTAAGACCCTTAATACTAGTCTTGGAGCAATTTACTTAGCTTAATTAGATACCTAGGTACCATGGGAGGGGCGTGGCTGCCGCCCCTCCCAACCTCTTTGGAAAGGTTAGGCTGATGACCGAAAAGCAAAAGAGCACAACAATGATTATTTTCAAAATTGTTGCAACGCCAGTAATTACTGCATTAATTTGTGGGGCAATGTTACTGGCTACAATAAGTACGAACGAGGCTAACAGTAAAACTAGAATTGACAAACTCGAAGCAACTAATACTAGGCTTGGATTAAGACTTAACTCTAATGATTTAGCAACATCACTCAATACAAAGTCTTGCGAGACAACTAATGGGAACATCACTGAAATCAAACTAGACATGAAAGAGATAGACAATAAGCTAACACGAGAAATGAAAGAGATAGACAATAAGCTGACACGAGTGTTAATTAAACTGGGAGCGGACTAATGCAGAATATGCTCAGGCAAGTTAAAGTAGTCTTATACAGGCTGAAACGTAACTTTGGCCAGAGCATAGTTTTGTATAAGCCCGGCACAGTAACAGTAGATTATAAACTAGGAACAAATCTTGCAGATTTCCCATCATTGACTATTAATCGAGTGATTGTTCTTCCAGAAACATTGAAGCGAGAGTTCTCAAACATTGCTGGTGGTAATTTCTCTTATGGTGGTTACTTCGATGTAGGTTCAAGGGTCTTTATCATTGACACAAAGGATTTAACGGTTGATTTCGTTCCTGCTATTGACTATTATATTGTCTACGACAATAGACATCACGATATCAAAGAAGTACATATTTTGGAGAATGGTGCAGGATATGTATTAGTGACTAAGGAACTCAAGAGTAAATCAAATGAATGAAAATATACCAAGATGGTTATTCGCTTCTATCGGAAATCATTTCGAGGATACTCTCGATAGTGGTACTGTTGTGTTTATTGAAGGATTCCGGAGGCGAACATCTGATGTTGCGAGTTTCATAGAAGTCCGTATGGATGGCCCAAGAATTTTAGATTCATTGGGTAATGAGACTCTTTTCGGGATAGATGTTAATGTTTTAGTCCAATGCAATACGAAAATTGACTCGGCACATACTTATTGGTCTTTAATCGGACAGGTGGGTGCCGCGTTTGAAAAATCCATCATAGCTTACAAGTATGGTAGTGGTGTTGAGGATACTGATGAACAGCTTGTATGTTTGTCACGAGATCAGGGCATAGAGATAATTCATTACGGACAACTTAAACCGGAACTTACTGTTCAACAAGGAACAGTAGAGGCTAGATACAAAGGAGCAATTTAATGAAGCTACGAGCAAGTCCGTGGCAGACAGTCTTTGCTAATTTTGACTTCAAGAATGCTGTTGTTACGCTGCAGGATTTAGCTGCGGCTAACTCTATTGAAGTTAAGATCGGTGAAGGCAACTTGACCTACTCCGAGAAAGTTAATCGGGAGTATATCAAGAACCGTGGAAATCTTGACACGGTCCGGAATGGAGATGAAGAACCCGTTGAGGTCAATTTCGACTTCACCTGGGAATATGTCCGAGGTCCATCTAGTGCCTCTACCACGAGTGGTGGTACGCCAACGATTGAGGATGCATTGAAGCAAGTTGGTGCTGCTGCGAGTTGGACATCAACTGACGCTGATGCATGTGCACCGTATGCGATTGATATCATAATTACTTACACACCGACTCCAGCGGCATGTGGGGATAGTGAAGTAATCACTCTTGCTGATTTCCGATATGAATCAATTGCACACGACCTGAAGGCCGGGACTTGCGCTATTACGGGCAAGTGTAACGTTACGGATGCGACTGTCCTTAGGTCAGCGCAGATATAGAGTATGGGGCGGGCCTTAATTGGCCCGCCCCGAGATGAGGAGAGCAGCCAAATGAAGGTACAGGGAAAAGATATTGGAAAGCCAAAAGATGTGACAATAGTTATCCCACGTGATGATCGGGATGTCATCTTTACGGCACAAGCCGTGTTGGACTTCAAAGAGTTTGAAGAGGTCTGCACATCACCACAGCCAGCAGAAGTGCTTAAGCCGGGTGGAGAGAGATTCAAGGATTATGAAGATCCTGCTTATCTAAAGTTCTTAGATGAGTATGGTACAAAACGTACTCAGTGGATGATTCTTAAATCTCTTTCTGCAACAGAAGGTCTTGAGTGGACCACAGTCAAGATGAGTGATCCAGAGACTTGGGCTGGTTATCAGGATGAGATGACGGCTTCTGGCCTAACTATCGTTGAAATCGGAATGATCACTTCGGCAGTCATGGAAGCATGCGGCCTCAATGAAGATCGTATCGAAGAAGCAAGGCAACGTTTTTTAGCTGGTCAGGCTCGGGTGTAAAATATACGAAGTTACCAAAATTCAGAACAGTAGATTACGCTATTTGGAGAGCCTGTGAAAGATTTAAGATAAAACCACCACATGTAGCAGACAATTGGGACGATACCAACTTTTGGGGACAAGCACAACTTCTAGCGTTTGACCAAATCAGACAAATAGAAGATTCTGAAGAAAGTATGGCCCCATATATGAGGGGCTGAGAAATCAGCCCCTCTTCTTATAGGTGCATTTCTAGCTAAGGGCCACAATGTTTGGCCTTTAGCTAGTAAGGCAGCTACAAAACTCTTAAGGGTGATGGCAGAACAGTGGGGTTAAAATGGCCATTCAAGGACAATTAGAATTCACTGTTGTTGAATTTGATGATGTGGCTTTTACCCAAGCCTTCATAAATGGTATGCATCGTCTTTGGAAAGATTGTGTTAAAGAATTTGTAAAAGGCACAATCACACATATTATGCGCGATACCGGCATGAGTGCTGCTTCACTCATTCCTTTAAGTAGAGCAGTTAATCTTGCTATCAATACTTGGCGAGCACCGAAATCACGTAGAATAAAATCAAGAAAATTAGGTAAACGACGCGACGGGTCGAAACGTGAAAATCTTAGTACATATGGTGCTGCTGGTTGGCCTCTGGCTGGAGGCATTAAGACAGTGGGGTTCGGTAGTGAATTAGGTGCGAGTGCTTTTCAAATTATTTATGGCACCAAAGAGGATCCAATCTTTGGATTTAATTTCGCAATACCGGTTTACCAGTGGTTTGTACACGAGTTTGGGCTTGTCGATGATACTTCTGGCCCGTGGGATGCGCTAGGGTTCGGTACTGATGCTTTCTGGAGTTATTTCAACAAGAACGCCACTAAAAAGAAATATGTACCGAATTTTGCAGATTACTTTGAAACGAAGCGAGTCTAGGAGATAGCTAATGGCTGCTGGAGAAGATCAACAAATAAAATATGGCATGGTAATAACTGGTATGAAACAGGTGGAAGAGCTGTCTAAGGCTCTTGCCAAGTATATCCCTGTTGTCAAAAATGCCAAAGATGTTATGACGCAAATTACTGTTACTGGTGGTAAACTTTCAGATGCTTTTGGTACTTTGACTGAAATTTTACCCAATGGGACTCAAATATTACATAGATGGAATGCAGAAGGTAAAGAAACAATTGAAATACATAAACGAAAAATTGCAATCCTGAATAAAGAATTCAATACTTTAGAGAAATTGAATAGGACTATTGCTAGACGGGCAGGTGCTACTAAAGAAAAACTTGGTGTTGGCAGTGAGTCGGAAGTTTCTGCATACAGAAAAGCAGAAGCAGCACTAGCTAAATTGTTAGGACAAACAACTCTTACTACTAGGAAGATGACTGAGCTTTTCAAAAATACTGCTAAAACTTCCGCGCAACATCTTGAAACTGACCTTGAAAAAGCAGTAAAAAAGGTTCAAGAAACTTCGTCGAGACTTGGTAAAAAAGCCGCAGATGATCGTATAGCACAGATACGTCGTGAGGAAGAAGCGTATGGCAGACTTTACAAAAAGATAGGCGGCGGACAAGTTGTACATAATAGAATGCTGACTCAAGCACATAAGATGAATGCTGCTTTCAATGCTAAGAAGCTTGATGGTGCTGGTAATGCAATTAAAAGAATGGGCGTAGCTACTGAGGGTGCAGCTAATGCTGCAAAAAACTTAACACTTTCTTGGGGTTCTTTCTACCGTCTGATTTTTGTGCAGTTAGTGCATAAAGCTGTTTATGGTCTTATCACTGGCCTAAGAGAAGGAATCAGTTTTGCGATTGACCTGCAAAAAAAGTTAGCAGAAGTTGCAACAATTTCACAAGATAATCAACTCTCTAATGAGAAGTGGCTAGCAGGTTTGCGTCAACTTTCTGATGCTTTCGGTATCTCTCTTATTAATCAAGTAGAAGGCGCTTATCAGACATTATCTAATCAGGTCGCTAAAGGTGCAGATGTATTAAGATTCATGGCGGAAGCGAATAGATTTGCTACTGCTGCTGTCACGGATACTGATAATGCTGTTAAATTATTATCAGCAACACTGAATGCATATGATTTAGCTACTAGACAAGTGAATGGAGTTGCTGCACAGTTCTTTAAGACTATTGAATTAGGGCGCGTTCGTGCTGAAGAAATGGCGAATTCTTTTGGTGATGTAGCTATTTTGGCCGCACAGTTAAATATTAATCTTACAGAACTTAATGCAACTATTGCTACTTTAACAATTCGAGGTATTACGTTTGATAAGGCTTCTACACAATTACGTGGTATCTTTGTTAAGTTACTAAAACCTACTAAAGAGATGAGTAAGTTTTTAGCCGAGATGGGTGTTACCTCTGGTGAGGCGGCAATTGCAACTTTTGGATTATATGGTTTCCTTGAAAGATTGCAAGAACGTACCAAGGGTTCTAGCACAGAACTTGCTAAATTAGTCAATAGAATACGTGGTCTTACAGGTGCTGCTGCCCTTCAAGGGAAAGGGTTAGAAAAGTATAAAGAGAATTTTGATGCAATAGCCAATGCTGCAGAAACATATGAAAACTCTATTAAGATAGTTTTGGAGAACACTGGTAAACTACTAGAAATCCAATTAACACGTATTAAAAACTTTTTTGCAGTTGATCTTGGTAACTCTATTCTTAGAGCATTGGCTACTACCTTTGATGGTTTTAAGAATCTTGAAAAAGGGGTAAGAATTCTAGTAGATAAAATGTATTATGCTGTTGGTATATTATTAGTGGGTGCTTTTGAGTTATTAAGAAAGAAGATTATTGCTACTTGGTTTGTTATGGCCAAGAACCCACTTGGGCTTGTACTTGTGGGTATAGGTTTGATTGTTGGTAAACTTATTCAGATGTCAGTCAATTTAGAACAAGCATATGGCAATATTCAAAATGTTGTTGAAGATTTTGCTTTTAGGCATAATGCCGCTATTGATAAGATAATTTTTAAGCAAGAGCGATTATTAACTAATTTACAACGTGGGCATGAGGAAATAAATCGGTTTGAATTACAAGTTATTTCTGCTAAAAAGGCGCTATTGAATGAGAAGATAGTGGGCCTTGCGCCTTGGTTTGAGGAAAATAAGAAGAATTTAGATGCGTATATAGCACAAATAAAGCAGGTTTCAACTAAAGCTGTTTCTGCTGCACAAGGTAGATATAATAAATTAAAAACAACAATAACGCGTAATGCTAAGGAACTTGCTAAAGATCTTGAGGAGATTGCTAAAGATACTGCTAATTTAATCCGTCAGTATGATGAAGTGTTCTTTGGTTACAAGATTGCAGAGCATGTTCGTGGCGCAAAGGCAGCAGAAAGAGAAATAGATGACAGAATTAAGTCTATTGATGACCAGTTAAAGGATACTGAGTCAAAATTACGTAAGAGTGAAAAGAAACAGCTAGAAGAGGAAAGAGCCTCTTTAGAAGCAGCTAGAGAAACTGCTGCTGATCCCTTCTTAAAGAAGAGTTTGAAAGCATACACAAAACTGCTTAAGGAGTTAAGAAAAGAAGCAAAGAGCATCTTTGATTCTGAAATCACTGATGACTCAATAGCCCAATACCAACGAGTTATTCAAGAAAGTTTTGGGGTCTACAACAAGATTTTTGAATTGCAACGTGCCCTTGATATCGGCACAAATAAAACTTTACGTGCTCAGAAGAAAGATAAAAAGACTTTTATTGCTGGTTATGAGGAAATTACTAGAATATTACAAGCCCAACATGACGATCAAGAAGAAGCAGACACAGCACATCTTGTGGCTATAGAAAAAGAATTAGAATTAGTAAAAGAACAACAGCGGCTACAAAACTTAACAGTGATTACCTCTAAAGCTTTTAGTTCTGAGGCTTTAGGGAAACTCAAGACTGAAGAAGAAGTTATTGCCTATTCCAGTAGATTTATCAAAGCTATTGATACATTACTTTCTGTTACAGGCAAATCTGATAAGGCTGGTACTGAATTATTAGAGGCATGGAAAGATAATGTTAGAGCCTTAACTACTGCACAAATTGGTGACATTAATGCTGATGAATTAACAAAACTAGCTAATGATAAACTAGCTCTTGACCAAAAGAATATTGATACTATCCAAACTGAAAGTGATCTAAGAGTTGACCTTAATGCTAGATTACGTGATGTTTTGAAAGAACTAAATACAACTCTTCTAGGGGCAGAAGGTCTTGGGAATAGAGTTAAACGTTTTGAAACTAATTTGCAAATAGCCAATGAGTCTCTACTCTCGGACTTTTCAAAAGCTTCTGGCGGTTTTCTACCTGGACCCGTTGGTGACGTTCAAGATAGGGGACAAAAAGTGCCTGATTTTGCACGTCTTGCTTTCAAAGTGAATGAACTTAGTTTCCAAGAAGCAGGTGAGTTCATTGCTCAGATACAACAGGATGCTTCTGATCTTATTGATGTTATTGTGCATGGAAAAGAATTAGATATCAGAGTAAGTACAGATAGGATGATTGAACGTTTTACTGAGATTAAAAATGCTTTAACATCAGTGACTGACGTTGATGCTATTGATGATCCTACTATTCGTGAGAAAGTTACTAAATTACACATTTTACTTACAACATTGCAAAGAGTATTATTAGAAATGCAGGATGCTGGTATACAAGATCCTCAACTATTTGCGAAACAACTAGAGTTTGACGAGAAAAAAATTAAAGGGTTATTAGAACAACTTGACTTGTATAAAGAAGAACTAGGCATTGAGGATAAGGTCTTAACAGCGGCAGAGAAGCACTTAAAAGCTTTGAAAGACAATGCTGAAGCTAGTGACTTAGCGGCAGAGGCTTTAGCCAAAGTTAATGCTGCCCTTAGGGCTCTTGACTTGGATAAGAAGGATGAAGAGGGTGAGAAACCTAAAGGTAATGCACTGGGAGGTTTCATCTCTGGTTCAGGGTTCACTGATAGTATCCAAGCATTACTGACACCAGGTGAATTCGTTGTTAATGCTAAGGCTGCTAGACAATTTAGTAGTCAGCTATTAAATATTAATTCTGGATTATCACCGAATGGTAATATTTCCACAGGTAGCACAATGATTGGTGAACTCCATGTACATCCATTGCCAACTGGGAGTGCAAAGTACGACGTTATTGAGATTGCTAAAGAGATTAAGAAGGCTCAAAACAGGAAGAGGGCACCCTCCTTATCATGAGTTTTACACTAGGTGGAGCTGTAACATTGCGTAACCCTAAATTAGGGAACTCTCGTGATCTTGACGAGAGTGCCCTAGTTAGGGAAACGCGATCACATATCCTTAAAGTTTTTAAGGATACTGACTGGCCTAGTTATGAAATACTTAACTGGGAGTTTGAAGCAATTTGTGGTACAGAGCGTGATGCATTTGTAGCCTTTCTTGAGGCTAATGTTGCTGAAGAAATAACGATAGTAGATCATAATGGGGATAGCCATACTGGTGTCATTATGACACCTATTATAGAGATTATCACTCAACAAGATGATACTTTCTATAATTTTAGGTTCGAGTTCCTGAAAGAGGTTTAATCATGGCTGTATGGAGATATCCTTATAATGGGGCAACACACTATGTGACTGTGCCTAATCCTGAATTAGGGGATAGTGTAAATATCAACCTCCGTACAACTATTGCTAAGACGATGGATGGAAATATTTACACATATAGACATGACCCACATATACGGCGAATACGAGTATTATTCCGCAATGTTGAAGGGTCAACCCTCACAGATTTGGTAGCTTTCTTCAAGGCTACAGCCGGGTTGGAAGTAGGATATATTGATCATGAATCAGTATCATGGCGTGGGTATATTATTACAGCACCACCGAGTATTGAATACACAGATGATGGTGCTTGTAAACGCGGTGATGTAGACCTTGAGTTCGAGGGAGTAGCAGTATGAGTGTTACTTTAGTTGGGACAGGATCGGTAACACTTAAAAACCCTATGCCGGGTGATATTCATTCTTTCATAGGTAATGTTGACCCACAAAAGATGCAGAGTGGAGATATTGTTACATACAAGAACAACCCGACCATTGAAAGACTTAAACTAGTTTTTGATCTGTTAGAAGATAGTGATTTAGAAAATCTTATTACATTCATGCGGGCTAATATTGGAGCCGCAATCAATTATACCGATCATAATGGTATACTGTGGAACGGTATAATTATTACATGGCCTTTGAAACTTATCTATAAGCGCAAGGGTATTTGTGGCGACTTATCTACGATAGAGTTCGTATTCCAAGGTAAAATGATTAGTCACGAGGATTTCGGTATCGGGTTTGTTACCGAAGGTGACGAGCGTCTCGATACTGAGAATAGTGAGTGGCTTACTGACGAAACGGTAGGTTTCTGATGGTTAAAAAATTTACTGATCTAGCTGCTCTACCATCTCCAGATGATGCTGATATAATTTGTGTAGTTGATGTTGATGCTGGCACAGATGGTAGTAAGAAAACTACTATAGCCGAACTTGCTACAAAAATAGGTACTGCTGCTGATTTTACAGATCTTGGGGACACACCTGCTAATTATGTTGGTGCTGGACTATATTATGTTAGAGTTAATGTTGGTGCGGATGGCCTAGAGTTTGTTGCTGTATCCTCTAGTGATCATGCACACTATTGTGGTATCGCACCACAAGAAGCAGCAGACCCAGGAACTACTGAGTATACTTTTGCTTCTGAATATTTACCGATTGACCCAAATGCTTTAGCAATATTTGTAGAAGGTTCCCGGTTAGCAGAAAGTAAATTTACTGCTGATGCTGGAGGCTTCGAGGTTCTTGATGGTCTGTTTGCTGGTGCGAATATACAATGTGACCTTGTGAAGGAGTTATAAGATGAAGAAACTACTCTTACTACTCATGTTTATATGTGCTTGTGCTCACGCACAAACAGCTACTACAAAATTTGCTTTGGATATTTATGGTAATTATGATGTAGGAACTGGTGGAGATTGGTTTCTATATGCTCGTGATGCAGGAAGCAACACTGCTAAATATCTTAAGTGGGATGACTCTGACGATCGTTGGGCCTTTAATGATGATTTGCAAGTACCAGAACTATACGGCAGTGATACTGCTGATTTCGTGATCAATCTTGACCCTGATGGTAGTTCTTCATTGAGCTTCATCATTAAGGATGACGCGGGTGCAACAGCTTTCTCAGTTAGTGAGGCTGGTGTTGGTGTTCTTGATGATCTTACGATCAGCACTCCTGTCAATATCTATGCTCTTAGCCATAATGCTTTAGCTGATTGGGTTGCAGCAAAACATTATGATTGGACATCTGAGACTCACAATCTATTAACTACAGGTTTCATTACTGCTGACTATTTTGTTGCTACTGGCGGACAGTATTATGCTGATGCTAATAGCTTATTGTTAAGTAGTCATCTTGATGTTGATGTTAGGCTCGATGATAATGATACTGGCTCTGGAGAATTCGCTATTCAAGGTACTTCTGCAGTTGATTTATTCCGTGTTGATGAAATTGGTGATACACGTATATACGGTGATCTTACTGCTGGTGCTCCAGGATGGCAGTTTGATTTTGGTACAACTTGGCCTACAATTTTCGATATTCAAGCTTCATTTGATACTATTACAATGGGTCCAGGTAGTCTCAATATGACAGTAGACCTAGAGCGTATTTCGCAAGATATTATTCTTTATTTGTTAAATAGTGATGTTACGTATGAGCTTAATCTTGATGTTGAGGGTGATGGAGACTTTGGCGGAGATGGGTCTTTTGGCGGAGATCTTGATGTTAACGCGGTTAACCTGAAAAGTAATCTCAATGTTCTTACAGGCTTCAATATTGCAGGTGCTGGAACGATTAAGCTAGATGCTGGTACTTATGTCTTAATCGAGTCTGCTGCTTCTCAACACATGTATTTTGATGCTGGTGGAAATTTCCTATGGCGTGATGAAGACGCTGGTGGTGCTGTTAAGATGACGTTGGCTAGCAGTACTGGCCTTCTGACATTAGTAGGGGGTATTACCGCTACTGCGGGTATCTTAGATACTTTAGGTATTGGCACGACAACAGTACCACATGGTGGTGTTGGTTATGCTTTACTTGCTATTGATGGTGCAAATGGTAATGCTAGTGGTCCTCATCTGCAGTTTACTACAGCAACAAATGATTACCCATTGATGCAAATGTTAAATTGGCAGCATGATTATGTTGCTATTGGCTTCGACGCTTATTTTGATGGTAACTGGAGATCCTCAGATGTTGGTAGTAACTTTTTACTTGTAAAAAATGATGATAAATTACAGATTTGGGCAGAAAGTGCTATTGATCCTGGTGATGCTGTAGCTGCTTGGAAAGCGGTCATGACCCATAGTGTGCATTACTCTTATAGTTGGGATCGAATGCATATTGGAGTCAAGAATGGTAGCGATAAGTATCTTGAAGCTACTGCAACTGCCGCAGTATTAAATCTGAGAACCTCTGGAGATGATTTTATAGTAGATTACTATGCTGGTGCTGGAGATACATCCTTTTACGATCGTGCAAACACACGTGATTTGTTCCGTTCTACTAGTGCAGGTGACCTTAAGATCCATGGTGATTATTTTGAGTTAGACTCAAACACTACCACGGATCTTGCATATATCGGTATTAATTCTGATACTGATATAATTGGTATTGGTATTGACCAACTATATTTCAATGGTATGTTAACACTTGGTACTGAAACTGTTGTAGTGCCAGTTGGTGCTCCTGCTATAGTAGATATATCTAAGGCTTGGGTACGTCTTGACTCTGATAGTAGAATCGGTATCCAGTGTGGTGAGATTACAGTAAATGGGGGTGCCCCTGTTGATGGTTCTATAGTTATACTTTCTGATCTTGGTACAGGTGGCTCTTGGGTAACAATGATAGACACTGCTGGTCTAGCAACGTATCCACTTTTCTTATCAGGATCAGCGAATTACACATTCGCCAATGCTCAAGTTAAATTGACTTTGACATATGATGCTACACAAGGCGGCTGGTGTCAAGTCGCCAAAAGTTCAAACTAAAGGAGAAACAAATGGTTACGAAAACAGTGAATCCAAGAGGTATTGCAAGGCCACGAGATGGGCGTGGTGGTGGAACCGGGAGATCTGGTGGACAGCGACAAGGTCGTAATATGGATCCGTGTAAAAAGAATGGCCCCGGACAAGGACAAGGTGATGGTCGTGGCAAGGGAACAGGGAGAAACAAATGAAAAAGATCATACTGGTATTATTGGTAGGTTTCATGCTAGGGGCAGGGTCACAAAGATGGCAACGCCCCTTCTTGAAACGTTACATTGGAATTCCTGAGCATCGTCTGGCTGCTTACGGGAAGTTCTCGAAAATAGCTAAGCGTGATTGTAATTATTTTGTGCGTAAAGTTGTTAATAACTTATCTGATGCTGAGATCAAGGGCTTATCAAGAGCTATTGATAAACGATGTGTACAATCTATTGGTGCAAGTATGCCAGAAGCAGAACGAAATGTGTTAGCAGCAAATATCAATATCAACTACGCCGCTACATCGGAATTAGACATTGCAACCGTTATCGTGGATGCAACAGTACCAATAGAATGAGGAGAATAAAGGAGAAACAAATGAAGTATGCAGCCGTGGTTCTCGTGTTACTGTTACTAGTTTGTGTTAGTGGGAATGCTCAGGAGTCAGCCACTCCTGAACTGGATGTTCAGGCAACACCGAGTATCGAGGAAACTATCAGTATTAAGATTTCAGAAATCAATCAAGCAATGCAGAATACTATTAAACAAAATGATGCCTCACGCAGACAGAAAGATGCACTTGAAGCGAAGATTGAAGAACTTACTGATCAGTTATCTGTTGTAGATAATATGCTAGAACGTACTGACCGAGAGTTAGGCCAACTACAGGCTATGAAAAATATACTGGAAGAAGTGAAAGGATAGTCTAATGGATACTGGAGAGATTACTGGTCCTAGCAACACTGGGACATTTGATCAAAAAGTGGCGGGCGCGATAACTGGTCCTAGTGCAGAAGGAGAAATTGTATAATGTCTTTAGCAAATGCGTATGTCGGTGCGAGGTATTCTGGCCAAACTATTACTTGGAAGGCTGATGGTGTGGCTAAAGACTTAAGTGGAGCTGTTATCACAGCAAGACTCAAAGAGAAAGATGGAGATTTAAGAGCATGCGACGGTATCTTCACTTTAGTGACAGCCACTAGTGGCATTTTCAAATGGGCATATGGTGCTACTGATGTCGGTACTGCTGGTGCGTATAAGGTGCAATTCAAAGCAACAGTTGATGCTTTGTATGACCTCTCCGATTGGATGGACTGGGACGTGCTTGCAGTGATTTAAAGATCAGAGGAACTTAAAATGAAAACTATTCCAGGTGCATCACGAACAGAGCTGGACAAACAGTTCGCATCCGAGCCGATTGTAATAATCGGTATTGAATGGCCAAGTGGGGCTGTTTATTATTCTGATAAAGCCAGATCTTTTGATGGTGAGACTTGTAAGACTGCCCTCATCGAGGTTGGGGCCGCTATCATGTCTGGCGGTTATGAAGCTATTGGTGAAGTTTCAAGTATGAATATAACACTCGATGACACTGATGGTTCCTTGAAAACAGTTTGGAATACTGACGCAATGGTTGGCAGTATTGCTACTGTTTATCATTCTTTTGCATCTTTAGATATAGTGAGTTCTGTTGTATTATTGAAAGGTAAAGTTTTTGACCCTCTCTGGAATGAAGGAGCAAGAACACTTACTTTTGATATTGAGTCAGTAATCAAGGATGAACAAATAGGTTATGCCCCTCTTGAGGGTGCTTTCACAGAACTACATGCTGATGCTATTGAGGTTCCTTGGCCAATATGTTTTGGATCGGTACTCAAGGTCCCAGCGGTACGTATTCAGAAAGCTTCACTTGGCACATTAGTAGTTACAGAACAACCTACTGGTACCGGTGAGGGTGTAGTATCTTCCGATACTGATGAGTTCGATATTGATGGTGGTGAAAACTTTCCTGATGCGAGTCAAATCGAAATCATGTGTGGTAAGATTAAGTTTACTGGTACGATGTCGGATAAGACATTTACTGTTGTGTCTAGTAATGATGCTATTGAAACAGCTTTAACCCTTGCTGCTCGTCCGATAGGTGATGATGATTTCAGTAATTCACATGTACTTTGGCTTGCTGACTCTGATGTTAATATTGATGGGCAGTACGTTTATAGTGCTACTGGTGATAATGCATTCTACATAAATTTTGTTAACTATTGCCTTAAGCAAGAAGGAACAAAATGTTTCTTTAGTAAAGCTTTTTCTGATCCAGATGAATGTGCTGATGAATATGATTTTGCAGCTTCTTCAACAATCACAGAAACTGCAGGATATCCAAGAGCATCTTGGAATGTAACCTATACCCGTGAGGCTATTTTTGGGGTTGGTGGTGCATCTGTGACTTGGTATACTATATCTGAGAATGGTTGGCGTGTTAAAGATGGAGCAGATATTAAACTTATCAATGGTTGGAATGATAAATATGTTGCTAATCTTTATGAGTCAAACGCAGTTTTCGAGGTCTACGGTTACCGTGAACTTGAGGACAAGAAGAAGTTTGTACAGATTCCTTCAAGCTATTATACTTTAGTCCTTGATGATGTAATTACTATTGACACAAGTGGTGAGTCTAATAAGACTTGCACTACACTAGAGTTCCATAAGCCACTTGAAGATTATGAGGATGAGAGTTGGGAAGGTAATGTTTATGTATCCTTAACTTCTACAATAGGCAGTAATACTGCTGACATCATTGAACATCTTATTACTACTTACACAGCATATAGTGTTGATGCTACAACTTTCTCTAATGTTAATACTAGTGTGACTAATTACCCAAGTAATTTTGCTCTTTTCGATCAACCTAATGCTATTGAGATCTGTCAAAATATTGCTTGGCAAGCTAGATGTGCAATGTGGCTCGATAATGATGTTATCTATATTAAGTATCTTTCTGTTGATCCTGAATCTGGACAACTTACTGTTGATGATAGTGATGTTTGGTTAAAGACCATGACACTTGGCCTTACAACTAAGGACCAACTTGTAACTAAATTAACTGCAAAATGGGATCGTGATTATAGTGGCTTCGAGGGTAAAGTTGCTGAGGCTGATCTACCTAGAAATATGCGTATCCTTGAGTTAAGAACTGTGCCAAGGATTAAGGAGAATAAAGAAAAACTTCCAGAGCAAGAAGGGACTAAGAGGTACGTTTATAGTAATAATATAAGCGCGTATGGTTTGCAAGAACGAGAGGTACATTTCTTTATCTACAATATTGAGGAATTAGTACAGATTAGTGCAGGATTTTGGGGTTATAGGTATTCTAATATATGGCGAACGATCAATGTGACAACAATCCTAACAACATTAGGTGTCGAGGCATATGATGATCTTGAGTTTGCAATCGAAGAGTTTGCGGGTTCTGCTAATGGGATTCTTGGTGAAGTGAGATCGAAAACACAGAACACAGGACAGCCAAACATCATTATTGACGCGATTTTAGAATCAAAGCAAGGTGATGAAGCTGGTGGTGTCCCTGAAGCTGACGCTAATTTCTGGATTGGTGACCCTAATTATCCAGTTGTAGTTGATCCTTCACCAGAAGATGTTACCCTTGCTAGGGCAGTACGAAACTATGTTCCCAGTCTTTCTGGTGGGTTTGTTGTATACAACTCTGGTTCTACTGATATTAAAGCCTATTCTCCTGTTGTTCCAATTGTGTCTGGACATAGAGGAGTAGCTTGGATTAACCATCCAACCGGCACTAAATTTCCTGCAGAATCTGGTGTTTTCTGGACTCGTAGTCATTTTATTCCTGCTGGCAGTTATGGGTATGTTTTCAAAGAGGAAGAACAACCATTTACTGTTAAGGCTGTAGCTACTACTGCAACTGTACCAAATGTATCTCCAGGCGGTTATGTTACAAATGAGTTGACAAGATTCTATCTGGTTAAGATTACCGCAGAAGCAGATCCACTATATGCTTGTGTCGATGATACGCCCTCTGCGAATACTTGGACAGATATAACAAATCGTGGTACAGCTCTATTAGCTGTTGATGACTACACAATACTTGTTGAAACATATGGTGATGATGGAGAATTACTCTCAACATACTTGATTGATAATACTTCTGCTGGTGGCGGTCATGAAAATCATCATCTTATATACCCTGCTAAGGTTACCAGCACTGCCGGTGGTGATTATGATTTAACTGAAGAAGGTGGTGTCGATAATCCTAAGAGTTGGACTAATCTTGATAATAGTGGTGATAGTATATTAAATGTAGATGATATTGTTTTCGTTGTAGCGTCGTACAATGATGCTTGGGTACTACAAGGAAATATTATACTAGAATCTGGCAACGTGTGGAAGGCGTAATTATGGCTGCTGTTGATCCTTGGATACCTTCTATTGGTGATATACATCGTGCTGATGGTGGTTATACTTCTCCTACGCCATTAGATAGGCTATTAAGTAACTTAAACTATTTGAGAGGGCTATTAGGTCAAGGTCAAATTAGATGGTCGGATAATACAGTAGTTCTTGACCCGAAAATCGGACTTGCCCATATAATTAGTACAAACACTGGAAGTGGGAGCTTACAAGATAACATCAATACATTACGTGATGATTTTGGTATAGCAGCCTATGTTTTTAGTTATGGAGAAACTGCTGCTTTGCATAGTATTGCTGCTCTTGAAGAACTTTGGAAAGCTTGTGGTATTATATGTAGTTTTGCTTCTGGTTTCCATACAAGTGGGCAAGTTTCTTTTAATGATGATACT